AGAGTCTGAAGTCCAGTACCACCAAAGGCAATTCCTTGAGTTTCTTGATCCCAACCATTATCAGTAGCAAGTGTAAATCCAGAACTATAAGATGAAGTTGTTAGTCCAGCAGGAGCACCACCACCAAATATCTGCTCAGAATTTGTTGCTAGATACTTTCTCCAATAAGAAGGAGCACCAACAGAGAATTCAGAATCTTTTGCTTTAGATAGAGATAAATGCTTCTCAAGAACAGTACCAGCATTTCCAGTAACAGTTCCGTTATCATCGATAACGACGACATGCATTTCATCAAATCTAGAACTTCTTGCGGCAGCAAAAGATGAAGTTCCGGGACGATCAGCGATATTATTCCACTGAATCGTTGAATTGGTTAATACAATTGATTGTTGATCAAACCAATCTTGTTGTGATGTATTTGTAGTAGAAGCATAAGAAACTGATTCTCCAGCAGTATGAATAGCAACAGATCCAGTACCATCGAATGAATAAATTCCAGATGGTTGATAATCTACATTAGATTCTACACCTGAACCATTTACATGAGAAAGAACCTTAACACCAATCGTGTCTGTTCCAACTTCAGTTACAATTCCTTTTAGATATCCATCAGCAGCAGAAGTTGAACCTGCACCTGAGATAACTTTTCCTACCATCGTTTGGGTAACACCATACCCAACTTTAATAGCAGCCTTTCCGTCGGGTGATGCAACATCTACTCCACCAAGGATTTGGTCTGCTTTACTATCAATTATAGCAACTTTAATTCCGTTCGACCATGAACCTGGGTTTCTAGCAGCAACCGTTACTCCAGCAACTACAGAAGTATCATACCCTTTATCGTTATAATCATTTAAACTATTGATTTTGACATTGGCAGCAGTTCCAGCAAAGCCATTCTTCATGTCATCATCATCTGCTCTCACTACCCTCAACACACCACCATACGATAAGTATGATGCAGCCACCATCCAATGCTCGTAATGCTTGTCGGTGGAAGAAGGTTCTCCAAAATTATCAAGTAAGTCCTGTTCGTTTTCAACAAGTGTCGGTAAATTAACTGGACCTTTGGCAAAAGGAGCCACAATAGCACCGACTTTATCGGACGCTGTGTCTACTCTACCGACCGTTAAGTCTACTTCCCTTACAACAATACCAGGAGATGCTAAATTTAGCGGCATCTTTTTCCTCTCCGAATCTCAAGATTTCTAAAAATATTTATTAAAACGTCTATTTACATATAGTCCCACATGTAAGATCTGTCCCCATATTCGTCTGTATACCACGTATCTCCGTTAGAATCAGTAAAACTTTCTCCCTCTTCAAGACCAGTTTGAACAAATCCGAATGGTGCCATATCTTGTTCTATTTGATTTTTTTGTTCGTCATAAATTCTTTTTCTAATGTCATTATCAGACATTTCCTTGAAATATTCCTGCTGAACTAACCATGCGAATATAACAAGACACATTGCTAGGTCATCATTACACCCCTCTTCTGCCTCAAATGAGTTATGTTTTTGGGCAAATGTAGTTAATTCTGAAATAATATCATAGTCTGTTGTGAGTAATTTATCATCCTCCAACATAGTTTTAAGATTAGAACATCCCAACTTCTTAACTGCTGATGTCATTCTAACACCAAGTTGAGTCTTCTTACCAGAGAATCCCTGACCAACAATTTGACCATTTCTTCCCCTCATTGATGCCATTAGAATATTTTCATATTCCAAATCATACTGAAGAATACTAGCAACTTGATCACCAATATCATTAACTTCTACTAAAACATAAGCATTATTATATCCCTTTGCTACATCAAGAATAATATTTGGGAATAACATTGGTTTAATTTCATTATTCCTATACTTACCAACTACCTCATATGGAAATTGTGTAGTATCAAAAACTATAAAAGCAGAATAATCGTTACCTAATCCTCTAGCAACGTCAACTGTTACTATGTAATTATGCTCTGGTATTGGATCCTCGTAGATATCAAGACCAGCATTTTTTCTTATTGGATCTTCAAATACAAGATTTTTAAGTTTAGAAGCACTAATAAGAGTATTAACAGATCCTAGGAATTCACACTCAAACTCAATTTTAAATTGCTGTTCAGATGTGTTAGCAATAGTTTGTTCTTTCCATTCAGCATCTCTACCAGGAACTTCACTCCAATGAACATCAGTTGGTGTATATTCATTTTTACCCTTTTCGGCTTCACGCCACATACGATAAAAATGATTCATACCCCTTGGGGTTGAAACTATAATTACTTTTGTGCTCTGTCCAGAAGTAATAGTAGGATAAACAGAGGCAAAGAAGTCATCAGCAATGTGATTCGGGATGAAAGCGAACTCGTCAAGAAAGATGACATTATAGGATCCGCCTCGGACAGCAGATGAAGACGTAGAGTTTGCAGAAATTTTTGATCCATTTTCTAATTCAAGTGATCCTTTGTTCCATGATATTATACCCTGTTGCATCCAATTAGGTAAATTTTCATACGCAAGTTGTAACCTTCCAAGTAAATCTCTAGCTGTGGATGCCTTGTTTGCCAGAATAGCAATATTTACATTATCATTAAAAACAGCATAATGTAATAAGTATGCCACACAAGTTGTAGACTTACCAGTCTGTCGTGGCATCTTACATATATTAAATCTCTTTTCGTGGAAATTCCTAATTAATTTCTCTTGGAAATCATATAGACTAAATGGAACTAATCCATGATCCAGAGAAACAATTTTTAAAAACTTTTTAGCAAAATATACTGGATCTTCTTTACACTTCACAAATTCAATAATTTGCTCTTCAGTGAACTCCATCTGGGTGTTCGCCTTTTTAAGTAAAGGATTACCCAGATAAACCTGATCCCTAGGAAGAGTGGCAGTCATAATGTTATTGTTTAGATTCTTTTAAGAATTGGGAGAATGTTTTTTCTTCTGTTAGTTTAGTTCCTTTCCATAAACCAGTATCACTAACTACTGGTTCCATATTTGCTGGTCCAATTATATCAGTAATATCAGCATATTTTCCACCATCAGCCTTTTCAATAGTTACTACATTTTCACGGAATGGTTCTAATATTTTATCTCCTACCTCAACTTTATTTTCAGCAAACCAACCACGATTAACTTCTAAAGCATAAAGAACATCTGCATCAGAAGAAACTGGAACTGTATTGAGTGGATGAAGTTGTTTAATACTTTCAACAATACCTTCTTCATTAATAAAAGCAACATCAAGTGGAATCATAGTATCTTTCATATGAAAGAACTTTTCTCCAACATTTTCAAAAACAAAAAGCATACCACTATTCTGCTCCAAACTTTCCCTAAACATTAATCCCATATCAAACTCTGTTTGATTTCTTGGAATCTCAACGTTTAAAGGAATCATCATAAAAGATTCACATTTAACCAATTCCCCATCTTTCCGAACTTTATGTCCTTCAGGAATAGGCTTACATTTTTCTTCGTCAAAACAATAGTATTGACCATCTGGGCAGGATTTTGCCATGACTAAATTAGGCTTCTTCTTTATTATTTAGAAACCCTTGTTTAATCATCTTTGAAAGATCAGATGTAGATCCTACAAATAATGCGTTATTTGTGACGTTTGTTTGTTGTTTTGGACTATCTGCTTCTACTTCTTTTACCTTTTTCTGCAAATCTAATAACTTATCTGTTGTATCAGCAACAGATTTTATAATTTGTCCAGCAACTTCATATGCTCTTGGACTTCCACCTTCACCAGCAACTTCCATTATTCCATCAAGGGTTTCTTGCCCCTTTTCGATTAATGAATAAAGTTGACCACGGGTATAAGCATAATCTTTTTCAATATCATTAGTTTTATCAGAGACAACTAGGTCACGACTTTTTTTATCACCAACACCTACAATACTAGTTTCTGTAGTATTTTCAATATTTAATGCTTCATCAATAGAATCATAACTAGACATTTTTCAATTCCTCTTATCCGTATTGTTGAGAATCAGTGAAGTCTTCAATCAACCCACTAAATCCAAAGTCATCACCAGGTACAATAGCATCATCATCACCATATCCTGTTAATAAGTTAATTACACTATTTTCTAAATGAGAAGTGGCAGTAGTATCATCAAATCCTCTATAAACTAGAAGAGTTGTTGCGTCAACAACTTCCTTAATTTGGAATATTTCATCATCAATAATAAATCTCATATCCCTAGCAACCATACTAGTGTCATTAACATTAAGTCTAGTCTTACCTTTTGTAATAGCATCAATTAATGTCATTGATGCATCATTATCATAATCTTTCTTAGCTGTAGGAGTTGCTGTATATCTAAGTTCTCTTCTTGCGTTTTCAGTATCAATAGTGCTGTGATAATCAACTTGAACTTTCTTAATAAGTCCTTCACTAGTAGAGGCAATTGGACCGAATAGATATGTCTTAGCAGTAAAATTCAACGTATAAATTAATGCTCTTCGAGAAGCAAAATCTCCTTCATAATCATCTGAAAATGAAATATTATCTAATACAATAGGACAATCTCTTTTTTCACCTATTACATCTATTAAATCTATAGTTAGGTTAAATGATGGTTGAAAATATGGAAGTATTTGTTCAACAATTTGTAGTGCGTCATCATTCAATTTAGTCATAATATTGAGTTCAAACCCGATATTATATGGAACAGGCATAAAGACTTTCTTTAAATTAGTCCCATCTGATGCCTTAAATGTCTGTGTTATTCCTGCTTTTCTTGTAGAATCATACTGAACATTATTCATCTCAAAT